ACGAGAATAAGGCAGTAGGGGGATCAGTTCCTGGCAAGGACTGTGAACCAACCGCGGTGGTGGATGTAGTTAAGAGTAAGGACTCTGATTGTGCTAAGGACGGAAATGTCAAGATAACACTTGACAAGAACGTAACCGGTGCAGCTATTTCCTACTCCTCTGACTATGTCACCACCGCCCGGGGGTACTTCAGTCATGGTATGTTTTCCATGGCTGCAAGTGTATCGGGAAGCTATCTTGGTGATGGTAGCTTGCAGATTGGACTTGGTGCGATGTTCCTAGCTTTGGGATATGCAGTCAAGCCGCCGAAACTGTCAAGGGTTGACAAGTCGGTACTCAACGTTGTATCAGGAGAATACGAGTTGGATCAATCTGTGTATGAATCACAAGACGACAAATCCGCGGTCGTCGAGGTTGAAAGGGTGACCCCTTGCGTAACTGTCAATGACAAGAAATTGAAACGTCGAATTAGGCGTAAATTGGCAGCTAGCAGGAAACCATCCCGGATACCTGTATTGGCGGGCGAAGTCGCTGGGGAGTTGAAGCTTAGGCATAATGTGTTGAGAGATACTGTTTCTAACAGGAAATTGATCAATGCTGATTCAACTCGTCGGATTCTGGCCCTGAGGAAAGATGGAAATCCAAAGTTCGAAAATCTTAGAACTAGGGATCTCCATCTTGTTGCACTTCATGCAGCGAAGATGTATTGGATACCTACCGATGATGAGATCGAGGTCCAAGAGATATATCAGAGCTACACATTGAAGAACCTCAGGAAGGTTCGGTCCGAATGGGCTGAACCTGACGACGCCTAGGGTTGCTTAGCATCTCACTCAGGAACGACCACACGTTCTAAAATCACTGATGAACAGATCGAGTTATCCGTGAGTGGTCGGGAGAAATTCCAACGAGTGAGGGCTAGGCAGTCAGGGGAGGACGCACGTCCTCGGGGGTACCACAGGGTCCGTGGTGATAATGGACCCGACTGGGATATACCTAATAATAACGTTGATTCTGTAAGCCATGCTGTTCTTGAGCGAGTATTTTTCGTCAAGGATGGCAAGGGTGGTTTTAAGAGAGCTCCCAAACCCTGGGAGCACAGCTCAGTACTAAATGAGCCGAAACCGTATCTTGCAGCAAGAGATAAGATCAATGGACGATTCAACTCCTTCAGCAAACAGATGATGGAACTTGCAACACTTCATGGCGAAGCTAGCCCGATAACAGACGAGGAATTCTTGTCATATTACGGTGGAGCTAAGCGTAGGTGTTATGAGGCTGCTGTGGAGTCGCTGAGAGAAAGACCTCTCGACGCGAAGGATTGTTCGGTGAAAGTGTTTACTAAGGATGAATACCGCAAACCAGGCGGAGCACCTAGAGCTATACAGCCACGATCACCCAGATTTAACGTTAAATTAGGTCGGTATATTAAACATTTGGAGCATGAAATATTTGATGCTATTAATGAGATATTTGATCCGTCGAAAGAACATAAGACGGTAGCAAAGGGCATGAACATGATTGAAAGAGGAAATGCGATAGAAAATATGTGGAACAGTTTTGATGACCCGGTTGCTGTTGGTTTAGACGCCAGCAGATTTGATCAACACATCAACCGGCTCTTACTGGAATACGAACATTCCATCTATCACATGTGGAGCACAGGACAAGGAGATGATTTACCTCCTTTAGCCACACTTCTGAAAGCACAATTATGTAATCGAGGAGCGTACCATGGAAAAGATGGTTCGGTGCGATATCAAGTGGATGGATGTCGCATGTCTGGTGATATGAACACCAGCCTCGGTAATGTGATAATCATGACGACGCTCATGTACGCTTACATAGAGAACCGTAAGTTACATGGGAAGGTGAAGCTACTGAATGACGGAGATGATTGCGTAATCATAATGGATAGGCGAACTTTAACAAAGTTCACGGATGGATTGCAGGAGTGGTTCTTAGAAATGGGACTTACTATGGAGTATGATGGTATTTACACTGAACTCGAGAAAGTTGAGTTTTGTCAAAGCAGACCAGTTTTTGACAGTGTACATGGTTACCGTTTGATACCACGACCAACTAAGCGATTGTACAGCGATTTAGTCACTACAAAGGACATTTCGGTGAAGAAAGTATACAATAAGCAGATAGGAGCAGTAGCTGGTTGTGGGTTAGCGTTATCAGACGGATTGCCAGTTTTCAACGCGTTTTACAAGTGGTTAGGACGCGGTGCGACACCATGGATACCTGAACAGGGAGATTTCTACTACAAATTTCGTCAAGAGTTGATCGATGGAATGAGTACAGGAGAGCGGAAGCCAACTGATGAGGAGCGAATCAGTTTTTATTT